CTATTGTACCAACGTTCTTTGCAACTTCAGCTAATGCAAAATTACTAGAACTTGTTCCTGTTACTTTATAAATCTTTCTTTGGCAGAATATAAATAATTCATCCCTAAATACTTTTAATCCTGTAACAACATCACCAACTTTTATTTCACCAGCACTTGTATCAAAATCATCTTCTGTAAATGGTCCTGAAAAAATAACACTATGTGTTGAATTAGACATACCACCATACCACATATGATTAGCAAATGATTTTACATATTTAGGATTAGTAGGTGCAGTTCCACCACCTGTTGCATTTATAATATCTTCAGTATAACTTGTATCTAAAGTAAATGCTGCAGCTTCTCCAGTTGCAATTATAATTTTATTAGTACCATTATAATTATACTTATCAAAATCATAAGTATAAGTTGTACCTTTACTCGTAGCTCTTGATGTCCAAGACCCACTAGTTGTTCCAGTACTAACTGTACCACCTCTTGCCACAACAATAATTCCATTAAATATTGCAGTCATCTGTACTCTTTCAGCTGATGAGGATACTTGTGGTATTATTGTAGAATTATATTTTGTAGTACCATTAATTCTTCTATATCCACCTTCTATTGATGGTTCAAAATTAGTTAATTGTAGAGCTTCCCCAGGCTGCATATTATATACATCCTTATTAAGTATTAAGCCTCCACCACAACTTGCTGTATAGGGAGATATTCCTGAAGTATCTGGCATCTAATCTCCTAAGATACTACTCTAGTACCTACATTTGTTGCAATACTTTCTGATATTACGTCAGTTCTCATGTAGTCTGCTGAGTGAGTACCATAATCTAGTTTTAATAATTTTAATTTTCTTTGGTAATCTCTATCTGCTAATTGTGCATGATCAGGATCTGATCTTAACATATATACATAGTATTTAGCTCTATCTATTATAATTGAACTAAATCTATCAGGTAATCCCATATTATCACCATGTGCAGATAAATCTGTGTGTGTTGTATAGTAATCATAGCTTACTGAATACTCACCTTCACCTGGTATAGGACTTAATATAAATGAACTATAGTCAGGTTTTCTAACTATCTTTACAGGTTTACCATAAGCACTACTTTGATTAACATCATCAGCAGGTTTATTAGTTTGTAAATATGTATCATATGAAATATATGTTAATTTACTAGGAGTAATATCACTTCTAGAAACTCTTATATAATCTACATCTAATTGTACACCATCTGATTCAACATAAACATAAGATGTTGTTGCTGTAGCAGTAAAAGTTGTATCTAAAATATTACCTTCACCAAAATTAGTTACACCAATTGTTGTATTTAAATTTTGTGTTCCACCTGCAGAAGTTCCTACTCTTACTATTAAAGCAGTAGCAGAACTATTTGGACTAGTAACTCTAACTTGTATTTTATATGTTTTATTTACTGTAGTATTAATAGATTGATAAGCTGCTGCATCATTTAAATTTAGTCTACCATTTCCACTACTTGTATATGATGGTGAACCATCTCCTGTAGTCCAACTAGTTATATTAGAAGTAAATTCTCCGTTAGTAATTAATTCTGTTGGCTTTAAAAAAAAAGACTCAAAGTCTACTCTACGCATATCGGATGGAAAATCATATTCTCCATCACCCGTAGTAAGAGCTTGAGTCGTTGTTGTGTGTAATAAAGGAAGTTCAGCACCTTCATTGTATATATCATGAATAGATTTATTTATAAAATCTTTAACAGCAGTTTGAATACCTCTACTACTAGAGAATGTACTTGAAGTTAATTCAACTTCATTTAATTCTCTTAAGATTCTATTTGATAATACTAAGTAAGTTGTTGCCATTATTTATTCTTTTTTTTATATAATTTCATAAATTTTTTTAGATCACCAATAGTAATTTCTTTTGGTAAATCCTTCATACTTGCACCACTTTCATATCTTTTTTTCCATGAATTATAATTGGATATACTAAATGGTTTTGAACTTGAAGCAACCATATAACCTGGTTTTATATTTTTACCATATTTATTTAAATAGTTCTTTGATCGTTTACTATCAGTTAAAGACATTATTCTTCCTCTTTGTTAATATTATCATGCACTGAATGTTCGTACTTAATTAATAATTGTTTAATTCTAGATTCAGCACTAGATAATTGCTTTTGTAAATCTGTAATCTGCTCTTTAAGTGCAGTATTATCAGATTTGTATTCTTGAATTACTTCAAGTAGTTGACTTTTCTTTTGAAATGCCATCTAGTAATTCAACAATCTTATTTAATTTTTCAGATTGTGAATTTACCTTATTCTCTAAATTCTGTATCCTCATTTCTTCTTTAGAAGGTACAATTGTTTGTCCTGTACTAGCATTACTCTTTTGTCTTAAATCATATGTAGCCATTTTATCTCCTAATTAAATTATAAGGGGTATTTATTAAGGGGGATATAAATACCCCCCTTAAATTATTTATTATTATACTGCCGTATCGTGTTGCGTACTTGTGTTTTGATCAGATTCATTAATACCTGATACATCACACATGATAGCCCAAACACGGATTTTGCCCGCACTTGAAGCTGCACTTAGTACTAATACGTCAAGAGTATCTGCTGCTGCTGCTACGTGTCTTGCTGTAGCTGTTAGAGTTGAATACCCTGTAGCATTAGTGTCTCCATCTGTATAAATATCAACATCTCCACCTGTGATTCCAAGATCAAGAGTTACTGAACTTGAACATGCTGTAATTACTTCAATTCCAGCTTCCATGATCACTGTCTCTGCAGGTATGTCCATAGCTCTAAGAACATCATTTTGTGCTGCTCCTGAATCGCCATTAACTGCTGATACGTCAATTGTATTTTCTACTAAGTAAGGTGTTCTACCATTAGACGGATGTCCAGTAGTTCCACCTACACCTGTTACATTATATGTAGCCATAGTCTATCTATTATCCTCCTAATTAACCTATTGTTACAACACCAGAGTAAGCTGCATCTGTTCTTAGAATTTTTCTTCCAAAAACATGCAGACCTCTCACGATGTCTGAAAATGAATCAGGGTCTCTGATAAGTTCTGTTTTCGCAATATGGTTTGCCGTAGCAACTGCACCTTGGTGCCCATAAAGGAAAGCATATTCATTAGAACCTGCTGATCCAAAAGTTTTAGATGAAGCTGCTCCACTTGAAACTGCAATTGAATTAGTAGAGTAAAGTCTAAACCCAAATAAAGGTTTATCCGTTACCATGCCGTTTCTCATAGATGATGCTCCACCATCTGCCATTATTGATTGGTCCATAACTTTTGCAGCCGCTTTTCTTAATTGCTTGTAATAAGCAGGCGGTGCAACGAACCATCTGTTTTCTTCTGGTACGTCATTCGCATCAAGAACTGTCTTAGCAGCTGATATAACATCTGCTAATGTGTCATTTCCTGCATCTCCATCAATTGGCGAACCATCTGTTCCAGTGTTCGCTGCTGATGTTGCTGCATTGTCATAAATGTATTTTAATACATTGTAGTCATAGTTCTTCTTAAGTGAATAAGCACCTGAAGAAGTTGCAAGAGCTTCCCAATTTACATGTGATTGTCTTTCTTCGATATCGTCTACTTTAAACGCAAAGTAAGAACCTTGGTCAACAGTTAATTGTAATCTGTCGTCTGCCAAAGTTTGTGTGTTTACAGTTTGACCTCTCGCATAATCATTCACAGTAATAGAAGGCTCTTTCACGATATTTACCGTGTCGCCAAAATTTTCAATTTCTCCAGCGTAATCAGTGTTAGTAATATCTTCAACAACTGATGCACGTCTGAAAAATTTTTGAACCTTTTGACTATATACCGCTGGTACCCAATTTCCCGAAGGTAAATTTTGATAACCAGTCGCTAGTCCCATAGTAGCCATAGTGTTTGTCTCCGATTATATAGTTATTATTATTGTTAAGGTTGGATTCTACCTTCTCTTACAGCTTTGTCGATTTCTTCTTCATACTTAGCATACTCATTAACACTCATTTTACTGATCTCAGCGTTAGACCAAATTTTCTTTTTGGGTAACTCTGTCTCAGTTGCTTTAGCAGTTTTTGTTATAGCTTTAGCTGCTTCTTTTTTAACAGCCTTTTCCTCTTTTTTTGATAAACTACTAGTACCATTATCCATCTTATATAAATCAATAGCTCTTCCAGCTAGTGATGAGTTAGAAGTATTTTCATACAACCAACCTTGTATAACAGGATCTTGTTTAGCAGCCCATTCATGAAATTCATCTTTTTGACGAATATCTTTATAGTCAGGATGTGCTTTTAACAATTCTACTTCAGCTTTTTCTCTACTAATTTGTTCTTGTTGAACTTGAAGATTTTGGTATTTATCCT